CGAGTGCCTATATCAATGATCTGCCCATCAGGTAGTAACATTGGTAAGAGTATATGCGAATACCAATCTTGGAGCTGTCTTCGTCTGTGTTCAGTTCTACTGTTATCGAGATCTGTTATATCATCAAGGACTATCAGATCATAATGACCAGAGATCATCTTGGATTCTACTCCAAGAACTTCGAGTGTGGGTTCTTTATGTGCAACGCCGGTCATGCCCTGACGTTTAACTCTAAGTTGATTTCTAGACCACTCGCCAGTGCCTCGCTGCTCACCAAAGATCTCGATTAATTTCTGATTCTTCTCAAGATGGTGCTGAACGAAAGACATCATCTCGTTAGCTTTATTCTGATTGATTGTGACTATAAGGGCTCTGATATCAGGATCACGAACAATACGCCAGATGATATAGCCACCGACAATAGTTGTCTTACCAAAGCCTCTGGGTGCAAGGAGGACAACAAATTTGTTCTTCTCAAATAACTCTATCCATTCCTTGTGGAACCACTTAAGCTCTAAACCTAATATGTCCTCCATGAATCTAACGGGATCGTTGGCATAAAGCAGCAATTCCTTGTACTGCGTCTGAATACTCATCTGCGACACCAATCTAAAAGAAATAAAGAAAGGACAGAAGGAAAGACAGAAATTAGTCGTTCCTGTGTTTGATGTAGTTCTGGATTGCTATTAAGATTGAGAGTATGACACCAGTGTAGGCAGAATATTCTGGTGGGAATTCTGTTACCTTCATGAAGTCAATAGCATAGGCTATACCCGATGCAATCAGAGTGTAGCCCAATCCATAAAGGAATTTCTTTAAAGTAATTTTCGGATCGTATCCAGATGATTTGGCCATTTATTCTACCTCCAAGATTTTTTTCGCTACCTTCTTCCGACATTCCGGACATAATTCCTTGGAGAATGAGAGCAGAAGATTCTTGACCTTGATTTCTTTATGCATATCGATTTGGATAACAGGCTTAAATTGCCTTTCAGCATATTGCACAAGGGAAACGAGATTCTTTCTTAGCTGTTCTATATTCTGCCTTTGCTCACGTAGATATTCGAGAATTTCCTTTGTTTCACCTTTCCTCTTCGCTTCCTCTAGGAGCTCATCGATGATTTTGTCACGCTCTTCCATCTTTTGAATGATTGCTCTCATCTTTCGCCTAAATTCATTGTAGATTTCCTCGATGATTTCGTCTTCGGTCTTTCCAGCATTAAGCTTCTCTTGGACTTCATCTCTCGCTAGAGCTTCAAAAAATCTTGCTATAGACATCCTCGAGAGATTCTTGAGCTCAGGATATTTGCCGCCGTATTGCTCAGATATGATTCTGGCTATCTCTGTGTCGCTTTTACCTTCATTCTTAAGACTCTTAACGAAATCCTGCAAACCATACTTAACGATTTTGTTCACGTTCATAATTCCGAAGCCATATTTTAAGCCCACCACCCGACCCAATGAGGATCGGGCCCCGGCCCTAGCTATCGCCACACCCTGCTAAGTTCACCAAACCTTTCTCCACTTATATATATTGACCTCATAAATGCACTTCTTGTATTTAAAGCTTACGAATTTGGCTATATGTGGTAAAGATCGCAGCTGAATCCGCCTAAATAGGCTGTTCATTTTTCCGTGCTAGCGTAGAATTGTAACTAAGTCTCCAGCCTCTTTAAAAAAAATTAAGATTTATATATGCTTTTAAATAGAAAAGATTAGGGAAAGATGGTCTTTAAGAGTATACCGTTTATCCTTCTTAAGTATCCCTGAATTTCAGATTTCGCCGTTGTATCTATCTGTAAACTGTTGATTTTAGAGTTAATGGTATCAAGCTCTCTTAATATCTCTTCAATCATTCTATCACTCCAGATAACTCTTTAAGATTTCGATTTCGCTTTCAGTTTTTGGCTTTCCCTGTTGTGCCTGTTGTGTCTTATTGCCTATCTGTTGCCATAACTCTTTTTGTATCCACGTATCCCAAGATTTCCTTAAGTATTGTGCGGTATCTTTAAAACCCTGTTCTTTTAAGATTTCTTCAATAGCTTTTATGGATTTTGCCATTTTCTTTAAGGTGTATCGATAGAAGACCTTTTGGCTTATGGCTTTCAACTCATTAAGATACATTATTGCGATTGCTGTTCTTATCTGGTTTGGTAGCTTCTCATTCTTTATGATTTCTGCGATTACCTTATGGCTTCTTTCTTTCTTAGCTTTTTCAATAATGGCTTTTAGGATGTTTAGGGTGTCTTGGTCTATCCCTAGCTTCCCCATCTTGGGGGTTCTTTTTGGGTTTTTCTTACTTCCTGACATGTGCCCGACATGGGCATGCTGGTTTATATAACTTTCGTTTCTCATTTCATTTATTGCCGAATACGGATAAAAACCCAGACAGATATTAAGACCATCTTAAAGAGCCCACTATTGAAATGCGTTTTGAAGATGTCAAATTGGATTGCCTCTTAAAGACCTCGATAAAGGCGTCTATCGTCCACGTAGAGCGGACTTTTTAAGACGCAAATACTTTACCCCTTGTTTCTTTAAAACTCGTCTCTACGGCGATGATAGAGGCTTTTAAAGAGCTAATTTGGACATATCCCAACCCATTTTGAATATGCTCTTTAAGACCCAGCCTATTGAAATAGCCAGCAGAGATGTCAAATTAGATGTGTGTGCGTGTGTATTTAAGAGCATCACTTAGTTATTCAACACATAAGTATACCATAGCAGAAGGAGTTATTAACATATTCGGAAACTTCTTTATAAGTCCGTTTCCTTCTATTTGAAAATTCTGCACGGAATAACGGAATAGCGTATGCTAATTATTAGTAAGCCTATGCTCTTTAACACTCCTGAGCGATAGGTTTATATACTTGTGGCGTGATAACCTTACCCGATGAGCAGGAATAAAGAAATAAGAACCGCCATCTCCTCTGGCGGGATAAAAATAAGAGGAGAGGCTATTGAAGAGCAGAGATACAAAAGATTATATCGAATATGGCGAGAGCAGGTCTTGATAACGAGACTTTCATTAAGAAATGATAACCCATCAGGTGCAATATTGTTCTAAAAGGTGAGAGGAATGCAGGAGTTCTTTAAAGAATACAAGAAAGAGTTCTGGACAGAGAGGAATGGCTGGATATCTTAATAGAGAGGTGAGAAAATGGAATGGCAACAGATTTATGAAAAGCCGAATATTTATGAGGACTGCCAAGCAAAATGGATAAGAGAGTTTAAAAAGACAAAAGCGAATGGGAAAATCATCTTTAAAATCGGTGGGCTGACTACAGCAAGCTATTTGAATATCGGTGAATTCCCTAAGAGCTTATTCGGTGCTCCTGAAAAGCGAATATGCCAGTTCTTTACTGTGAATATTTCGAAAAATGAGCAGTATACTATTAGACGATGGAGTGTTTTAAGAGAAAAGCGAAGCAAGAAATATTTAATAGACAATTACTTTGCAAGTAGGGTAGTGAAGTTCTATGCTTTTCTAAAAGGCGTAAACTACCAAGCTCTTAGAGGGGCACTTGGTGGAAGGATACTTGGGCATACGGTGATTACCTATTTAATAGAAATAAAGAAAGAGATTGGAAAAAGAAATTCGAAGGCTTTTGATAAGTTTGGTGTGCCAAAGGCGTCTATTAACTACTTAAATAGGCTCATCGACTATTTAAGAGAGGAATTCTATCTCAAGCAAGAGATTGCTCTTGTTGAAAATACTAATAGACAAATCTTAGATAAGAAGGCTGAGATACAGTATCTTAAAGAGCTAGAAGAAGAAAGCAAAGAGAAGATAGATGAATATACTGACCAAGAAGATTGGTAGTTAAATCCCTTCTCCTCTTTTTTCTTTTTAATAATTTAGCTGTTTTTTGAAAACTCCTTATGGATTGATGCATCGAAAGGTTTATAAACCCAGCAAGGTAGGTTTCTCCTGTTGGGAAGCGTAAAGCTTATAAACCTTTTGGCAGGTTTCACGGTATATAATCGGAACACAGCAGAGCAGAAGAAAAATAAAAACAAATAAAAAATAAAATTTATTCTTCTGTTCTGCTTGTTCCAGAGGATAGCCAAGAAAGAGGCTATTCTCCTATCCTTAATACGCCTTAATAAGCCTATTTGGGTAGGATAGGCGAATGGAACTAAAGAAAAAGAGAAAGACCAATCCTAAAAAGCCAGTAAGACCAATATGCAAAAGAAACAGAATACACCATACTTCTCTCTTCCATTTTTTAATAGGGAGATTTTCCGATGATATGAGGAAGTCTCCCTAAAAAATGGAAAGAGGTGGTAGGAAATGAAAATAGGAGAAATAGTTGAGATGGGTGGAAGAAAGTATGTTATGACGCAAGAGGGATTAGTGCCCATAGCGAAAAATGCAAGACCAAGAGCCGTATTTCAGGACAGCAAAGTTATCAAGGCTTTTAGAACAGGGGAAAAGACCGTAATAGAATTAGTAAAGACCATCGCAAAGAGAGGCACGGAAAGTGTGGTTTTGTATACACTCCGTAAGAGAATTCAGTTAAAAGACAGGGAAGTAATCGCCAAAGCTATTGCTGTTGAAGAGAGCATAGCAAAGAAACTATTCCAGCTTTAAATTATCAGCCCACTCTCCCATCTTTCTGGTGGTATTTATGAGAAAGAAGGAAGACAACTATAAGCTTTGTCCAGACTGTGGTATTATTAACTACTTCAGAGAAAAAGAATGCTGGGTTTGTGGTCATAAATTCTAATTCCTTGAGGTGATTGCTATGGATTTTGCCTACATCTTCCTAAAAGCCTACTTAGTCTTTATGACAATTAACCTTCTTATAGGCACAGGGATATATCTTAAGAAGAGACAGACATTTGAGTGGATTGCCTCTCTAATTCTTGGTATAATAACTATGACGCTGTTGCTTCTTACTTAAAATAAAGGCAGGTGGTAGAATGGCTGTGTATTTGGTTAGTGGCAGTGCTAAAATAGATACCAGAATGTGCAAATACTGTGATTTCTATGATAAAATCAGCCATCAGTGTTTGCTTCTAAAATTGAAAGGCAGGTGCAAATATGGTGTTCCAGAAATCATCAAAAAGTGAGCCAGAAATCCTTAAAGAGGATACTCTTGAGGCTACAGTTGGACACTCTAAGCTCATTCTAATTTTGCGATTAATACGACAATCAGGCAAGTATATCGTGAAATCCAGAGTTATTGGTATGTATAGAGACGAGGATTTGCCTACAGTTATTCAGCTTATGAATATTGGTGGGAAGTGGCAAGAATTTGAAAACAAAGAAGAGGCACTAAAGGAATATGATGAGCTCATAACTATATGGAAGCTCCAAAATCTTTAGGTGTTATAATATGGATTATATCGCAGTCATTCCGCATTCTAAATGCCTTCAGAAGAGGGTATTGGAAGGCAATAATCAAGTTGTGCTTATATCTTTGTATTCTTTTAGATCGAATTTCTTTCTTAGAATTGCTGAGGCTAAAGATGGGAAGCTTAGTCAATATATCCTAGAGGCAACATCTTTAGAGGATGCTAAACAGAAATTTGAAGAGGCTTATCTAAGCTATAAGCTAATCCTTATGTAGGTGGTTACTATGGGTATAAACTTTATTAGCTGGCACTGGTCAGGAATTGGACTATTAGAAGATGAAAGAATGAAAGCCCGTCTGGAAAGGGCTAAAAATAAGGGCTATAGAGAAGGATTTGTCAGTTTTAAAGTTGTCTTTGCATCCTACCCAGAAATACTATCTAGGATTGTCGTTCTTTATAATTCTGCTTCCTATCCTGTTATAGCTTATCATTTGGTCGGGAAAGCAGTATTCGAATTATTCGGTGAAGTTTCTTGGGCATTTTTAATGAAAGACTTCGGGAAAGAAAATCTCGAGCAATCAAGCGTAATTTCGAGGCATTACAAAATTAAACTTACAGGTGATTATCAAAAGGATTATGAGAAGATAAAAGAGGCTATTATCAAGTCTAGATTGAACTTAATCTGGCATCTTAATCAGATTTAGAGGTGATAGAGTGGAAGTGATAAAGCCGTATGGATATGATGAAATAGTATCAAATAAAGACAGGCTAGAGATAGTGGATAAGCTAAAGGTATTGAATGAAAAGGCTACTGAATACTCGAAATTAAGGACACAGATATTCAGGTATATCTATGATGCTATGCGATTATGCTTCCCAACTAAAAATCAGAAAATTAAGCTAGAGGATTCTAGAGGATATCGAGATAAGTATTTAGTTCTGTCGAAAGAGCATATCGGAACACAATGGTATAAGGGCTGTCATATCGATGATTTGCGTCTTGAAGATGAAAAAGACAGAAAGTATTTAATTCCAAACTACAGCAAGATATTGGAATGTGTAAAGAAGGATAAAGTTGATACATTCAAACGGATATGGAAGTTCTTTCTATATTGCTCATCCCAGCATTTACCAACTGAAGAGACTTTTGAATCAGAGCCCTTTTATTACCAGTATTTTAATGGCATAAGCGGTAGATTGAAATCAATAGGCGTTGAAATAAGAAGCAGTTTCGTATATATCATTTTTGGCAATTATCCTCAAAAAGACAAAAGCCATTATTGGAGAGATAAAGTTGACTTAAGCTCATATCATAATGCGGTGGATTATTATGAATTGTTCCCGACTATTAAAAGCTTGCTAATAAAGGCTGATAGATGGCTGGATAAGATGCTCAAAAGAGTTCAAAGAATCTGGGCTTCAGATGATTGCAAATGGATTAGAGAGTTTGTTGAGTTATACAGCTCATTAAGAGATTTGTAAGGAGATGATTGAAATGTTGAGTCCAAGAGAAAGAATTACAAAGGCTAGAATACAATTGACCAGACGGTATCCATTCTTTGGCTATCTGTCACTATACTTGACGCCGAAAGAGACAACAGATATCCAAACTATGGGTGTTGATATTGATGGCAATTTATACTATAATCCAGAGTTTGTAAAGAAGCTGAATGATGATGAATTACTTGGAACTATTTGCCACGAAATCCTACACGTTGTGTTTCAGCATCCAATTAGAGGAGCTAAGAAGCATCAACAGATTTATAATATCTCCGCAGATGCTG